AATAATTATACCAGAAGGAATAAATTATATAGGGGTATTTTTAACCTTACGTTGCAACCTTAATTGCGACTATTGCATAAATAGATACGGGGAGTTTATAGTGCCGGATGAGTTAGAGGCGAAATACTGGATTAAGGGGTTGTCTAGAATAAAGACTAGGGATGATTTACCGATAACCCTGCAGGGCGGAGAACCTACACTCTATCCTGGTTTTTATAATATTGTATCTGAATTGCGCAAAGCAGGAAAGCATTTAGACTTACTGACTAACGGCGAGTTTAATATAAAACACTTTCTTACGATACCAAAAGATACATTCGGCAGGGGTGCTAAGTATGCGTCTATCAGGTTTAGCTGCCATGATAAAGTTGACGCATTGGCATTGGCGAATAAAGTAGCAATTTTACAGGAATATGGTTATGAGGTAGGCATATGGGGATTAGATAATAACCCTGGACTAAATTTAGAGATGGCTACGCTATGCGCAGATAGGCGTATAGACTTTAGGACAAAAGAATATCTGTCAGAAGAATGCGGCACATATAAATACCCTGATGCTATTAGCAAGAACGGCAAGCAGAAAGCGCGGTGCAAGACTTCTGAACTGCTTATTGGCCCTACAGGTCATATTTTTAAGTGCCACGCTGATTTATACGCAGACCGTAATTCGATAGGGCACATACTTAACGATAAGATGCCGGAGTTTGAGTATAGAGAATGTAGCAACTACGGGTATTGTAATCCATGCGATGTTAAATTAAAGACAAACAGACTGCAGGAGTTTGGATATTGTGCAACGGAAATCTTAAAATAAGGAGAAAAATTGAATATACTAGGGTTTGAATTAAAGCGCAGGGTAACCGAAAAGGCTATCTCAGTGTCTGTAACAGACGCGTCACCAATCCGCAAGACAATATCTTACTCGGAGTTGTTTTCTCATGGACTACCGATGGAGTTATTCTTTAAGCAGGTAACCCGGCCATACGAGAATATCGCTGCAGTTTATAAATCTATTAAGGCGCTATGCGATAACGTTCCGCAGGCTAAGCTGGCGATATACAATAAAGTTACAGAGGAAGAAGTTGAGGATGCGCGACTTAACCTATTATTGGACAATCCTAACCCGAGGCAAAGCCAAAGTGACTTTATCCAGGAATGGGTAGGATTTTACGCGCTGTATGGGGAAGGGTTTATTAAGAAGGTTACCAGCCTAGGCCAGGCAACAGGGATAATGGGATTGCCGGCGCAATTGTTCAATCTTGATCCTAGCAAGGTTAAGGAGAAGGTTGATTACGCTATCAACGCGCTTATAGGCTGGGTGATAGGAACAATGGTATTAAAACCAGAAGAAGTTATACATGTTAAGGATTTCAATCCTTACAATCCCTGGCGCGGTATGTCACCGCTTAAGCCTATAAGTGATGAGATGGAGATAGATCAGGCAAGTCTGACATTCAATAATGCCTTTTTTAAGAACTTTGCCCAGGCAGGTTTGATACTGAGCACTGAGGGTAATTTAAGTGCAGAACAACGCGAGCAATTAAAGAAAGCTCTTGAAATAAAATATTCGGGTGCAGGCGGGGCGAACGCTTTCAAGTCTTTAATCTTAGAAAAGGGTTTGAAGCCCGCAGATGCAGGACAGAATACACACAAGGATATGCAGTTCATTGAGCAGAAGAAACTCATGCGCGAGGAGATATTAGGCATATGGAGAACACCAAAGGCATTATTTAATATAACCGAAGATTTAAATTACGCAACGTTTATGGGACAGATGAGGATATTCTGGTTATATGCTCTTATGCCTATAATGAAGAAGTTCGAGGATAGCGTAAATAAATATATAGTTGGTCCTTACAACCCGAACCTATATATTGCTTTTGACTACCGCAATATACCAGCATTTCAAGAAGATTTTAAGGAGAGGGTTGTTACAGCAGAAGTGTTAAGCAGGTTATTGTTTACCGGTAATGAAATAAATGAGAAGTTAGAGTTGGGTTTTGAGGCAGTTGATTGGAGAGATAAGGCGTATCAACCGTTCTCTATGCAGGTAGTCACTGGGGAAGAAGCTCCACCACCTGGAGAAGGTGTTGACGAAGAAAACCTGCCACCGCCCGAAGAAGATCCTGCTAAGTCGGCCAAGATGGATATTGGATGGGAGGCAAAGAAGGCGCAGTTTTTAAAAATGTTTCTTAAAAATCAAGGTCATGTAGAAGATAGAATGGAAAGCAAGATGTCTAGGTATTTTATGGAATTACGGTCAAGGGTGCTACGACTATCGCCCGACGACCTAAAAAGTCTGCGTATTAATTGGGATAAACAGGACGAAGAGTTAATTAAGGCGATGAAACCGATTACACTTGAAGGCATAAATTTAGGGGTAACACTCGGGGAAAGTGTCCTGGCAAGAAAGAAATCAGTCGATGATGAGTTAAGCCATAGGGTTAGTTCATACCTGCAACTTAGGATGGATAAACTTACAGGTATAAACCAGACCCTAAAGGACAGGTTAGAAAGCAACTTGAGAGACGCTCTTAAGGAACAAATAGAGCAAGGCGCAAGTTTAACGGATCAAGTTGCAACTATGCGAAACTCGGTAAGAGATTTCTTTAATCTCACGGCAAGCAGGTCTAGGTTGATAGCCAGGACTGAAAGTGGCGGGGCAGTCAATGGCGGCAGCATGCTTTATTACGAGAATGAAGGAGTAGAGAAAAAACGTTGGGTTACTTCTCACGATGAGCTTGTAAGGCCAACCCATAGGGCGTGTGAGGCAGAAGGGGCAATAACGATTGGTAGGAGTTTTAGCAACGGTCTGATGTACCCTTCAGACCAGGCGAACGGAGACGCGGGGGAAGTATGCAACTGCCGGTGTTCTTTACTGCCCATCGTGGAATAAGTCTGCGAGGGTATATATTATATGCAAGTTTTTGGGTAACGGAGTATAGGTTAATTATTTGTTTAAATTAGGAGGTAGCATGGAAAAAGTATTAAAAATCATTAGAGCAGAAGTTAAGGATATCAATACAGAAAATCATACTTTGGTTGCTACGATCAGTACGAAGAAGGTTGACCGGGATGGAGATGTCATTCTCCCGGAGGCATTCAGCAAGCGCATTAAGAACTATAAAGAGCATCCTGTATTTCTATCTAGCCATAATTACAATAGGTTGACTAATCAGATAGGTAAAGCAGTTAATATTTCTATCGGGGACGATGAAGTTACCGCCAAGTTCGAATACTTTGTAGGCCAGGGAAACGAAGAGGCAGACTGGGCATGGGTACTGGCGCAGAAGAATGTTGCTGCTTTCTCAATAGGGTTTATGGGGCACGAGTTTGAGTGGCTTAAGGAAAAAGATGCAGATGGCAACGAAAGGATAACCGGAAGAAAATTCACTGATATTGAATTGCTTGAGGTAAGCCAAGTGCTGGTTCCAAGTAATAGAGGAGCTTTGCAGAATGGCAGGGCGCTGGCGCAAGAAGAGTTGGAGTTGTGTGATTTGGCGATAAAAAGCTTTAAGGACGATGATTTTAAGATACCGCCGCGTAAGAAACTTGAAGATAGAATTTGGTTCTGCGAGAAGTGCGGCAATGGATTTACCTTTCTTGAGGGTTCATTAGAATTTATATGTAGTTGCGGAAATAAATGCGTTGAGAAAAAGATAGTCGAAACAAAGAAAAATGATCACTATTCCGATGTCTTGCTCGGTAAAGAGGAGCAACGCTCCACATCTGAGCCAAAGGGCGAGGAAATTGATATCGGTGCTATGACGGGAATGGCCAGAATGGCTATTTCTGATTTAACAGTTAAGGAGCCAAATGAATAAGTGTCCATTTTGCGGAAAGGATATCGCCGCTGGCGTATCCGAATGTCCACACTGCAAGAAATCTCTGGAATTGGCTAATGCTATCAGCAAGACGATCATTGACGGTATAAAGCCGGTTTCAGATGATATCAAAGCAGTAAAGGATGATGTTAAGGTAGTCAAGGAAAATGTTGTGGGTATTGACGGCCGCCTAAAGAAGATTGAGGCATTGCCTTTAGAGAAGTTCTCTGTGTCAAGCATCATCGTGCCGGAGAAATTCTTAGGCTATGACCTTGAGAAGCAAGGCCGTTGGATTAAGGATAGGACAGTAGGGAAATCTGGCTATTCTTCTTTTAATAAAGAGGAAGGGGTCAATACGTTCGCAAAGTTCCTTATTGCTTTTATCAGGGCGCACCATCCCAGAATTAATGATCCTAAAGCCAAAGAAGCATTAGCTGAGATTAGCAAGGCTAGCTTGGCAGAAGGAGCGGCAGGTACGGGTGGTAACTTAGTTCCAGACGAGTTTCAATGGGATATCGTCCAGTTAGCAAGATCAAGAGCGCATATGTTACAGATTTGTCGAATAGTGCCTATGACTTCTGATGTTATGTATATTCCGACAGAGGCAACCCGGGCGTCTGTAACCTGGAGAACTGAAGCGCAGGCGTTGAGCCAGAGCGATCCGACCTTCGGTGTTGTGACCTTGACAGCAAAGAAGTCAACTGCCTATTCAATCAGTTCAAACGAGCTGATACAGGATAGCAGGATTGATATTGCCTCAATCCTAACCGAGCAGTTTGCTTATGGCATGGCACTTGATATTGACGACCAAGTGCTAAATGGTAATGGCACTCCCTTCAGTGGATTGCTTGTCAGCGGTGTGTTATCTACTAACGTAGTGACGCTCGCAGGCTCAATGTCGACCATCACCGTTCCGAAGTTGAGCGAAGCGATTTATAAGTTGAGCGAAGGCGACCTCGCCAACGCAAGATTTATGATTAATCGCTACGGACTGCACTTTGTCCGCGGGATGATTGACAGCACCAACCGGCCGATTATGCAACCTTTGTCTGATACTATGCCATCCACGATATTAGGTTATCCGTGGTTAATGTCAGAGAAGATTAGTAATTCGGATACGGCTAGTAAGCCAGTTATGTTGTTCGCTGATTTCAATAAGATGATAATCGGCAGAAGGATAGGAGCAATGGCGCTAGAGATTGACCCGTATGGGTTATTTGACAGCGATCAGACGCGCTTCAGGATGATATCCAGATGGGCGTTTGCTATTGGCAGAGAAGATGCTTTCACTATAGTCAAGTGTAAAGCGTAGACTGCCTGGTGGGGTGCGCATACCTTACCACGCACCATTTATGAATAAGATAACAGGAACAATACCTACCTATAATCCTATAAAGCAGTGGCTACAGCAGACCCTTGACAGTATCTCCGGGTTTGATGAACTTATTATTTGCGATGATGGCAGTGATAATCTTAATTTAGATAGATATAGATTTCCTAAGAACATACCGAACATATTTATGCGCAACGATACCAATATCGGATGTTTCAATACCATAAACCGTATGTGTAAGGAAATAAAAGAAGGGATGATTACCATACAGGCAGACGACGATTATTATAATAAAGAAACCTTGCTGGAGATAGTGAACATAGCGAGAACTACTGAGGCGGATGTAGTTTATTTTCCATGTCAATATTTCGGCAAGTATAATTTTGTTTTTGGCAATGTACCTAAAGTAGACTATAAGACATTATTGCAGTCTAACTATGTCTATGGTTCGGCGTTCTTCAGGAAAGAGTTATGGCAGTTCCTTGGTGGATTTCAGTTAGAGGCAGCGGCTGACTGGGATTTTTGGGTTAGAGCAATTAAGAGTGGAGCCAAGTTTATATTCTATCCTTCAATCGGGGCATACTTCAGAGTTACGAGCAGGTCTATGTTTGAAAAATCATTATCTTCTATTGGCAGAGAAGCAATTAATAAACTAGTTTACGATAACTGCACAGCATGGAGAGGCAGATATGAAAAGAAAAAAGTCTTTGTTTAGGTGTGTTGTTTGCGGCAGGCAGACTGCTATTGACCCAGACCAAGCCTATGGGAAGATCTCTTGTTGTTGCGGTGTTAGGATGCAGGAAATCAGTAAAGGGATAATTACTAAATGAAGATAGCGTTAGTTGTACCCAACTTCAGGTGGATTACGTCAGATCCGGCTACTCTATGGCATTATATCCCTTATAACCTTTGTCTGTTAGCCGCTATGGTTAGGGATAGTAACGATGTAGTCATTATTGATGCTTACCAGGCCGATATGAGTAGGCAGGAATTTAAAGATAAAATACGCAATATTAGCCCTGATTTAGTAGGCATTACTGTCCTTATGGATGAATATGCCGAGGCGGGCCATATGTGCGCCAGGTTGGTAAAAGATGTAGGCAGTATAACAACGGTCATAGGCGGAGTTTATGCTACTACCAATTCAGAGCAGGTTATGGAAGATATTAATATAGATTATGCAGTGTTAGGTGAAGGCGAGTACGTGCTCAAGAATTTAGTAGGATATTTAATGGGCATTAATACTTTACCCGACAAAGGTGTATGCTTTAGGAATATGAATGGAGAGGTTGTTAATACGGGTCACTCAGAGTTTATTAATGACCTGGATAATGTGCCATTTCCCGCTTATGACCTGATAGACTTCGATAAATATGCCAATGATGCTCATAGAAGAAGCGTGGATGCTCCGAGGGCATATCCTTATGCCCGTATTCTTACTTCAAGAGGGTGCCCGTTTAACTGCGTATTCTGTCAGGTAGGGCAGATCTCTGGTAAGCGTTTCAGGGAGAGAAGCGCGGATAATGTTCTGGATGAGATACATGTTCTTAAGGATAGGTATGGCATTAAGTCAATTATCTTTGATGATGATAATTTACTATTCGATAGGGCAAGGGTTATAAAATTATTTCAAGGGATGATTGATAGGGAGTTAATCATGCCTTGGGTTATGATAGCTACGGCCGCCTTTGAATTAGATGAGGAATTACTAAAACTGATGAAGGCGAGCGGATGCGAATATATAGATGTTGCTTTTGAAACGGGGACAGAGAGGGTCCTAAAGCAGATAATTGATAAGCCCCTTAATTTTGATTATGCAAAAAAGATGGTGAAGTTGGCGAAGGATTTAGGTATCTTTGTTACTGCTAACTTCATTGTCGGCTTTCCTACAGAAACTTGGCCAGAGATAAGACAGACATTAAAATTTGCAGAGGAAGTGGATGCCGACTATACGAAGATTTTTTCTCCCATACCATTAAGGAATACAAGATTATGGCAGATGTGTAAGGAGAACGGATATTTTAAGAAGGGGTTTGACGAGAATAATATAAAATGGTCAACAGGGCAGATTGAAACTGAGGAGTTCTCTGCCGACGACCTTACTATCCTGCGTGCTTATGAATGGGACAGGATTAACTTTACTAATCCGGATAAGTTGGCAAAAACATGCAAAATGATGGGTATAACTGAAACAGAGATGGATGAAGCCAGGAAAAATACCTTGTCAAAAGCACGGCAAATATTGATGAAAGAAAGAATGTATGAGGGACAGGCGGCGTGAAAATAAATACCCGGGAGGGTTCGCTGGACTTACTCCCGCAGAAAATCCAGGTTATAAATATCCAGGTAAAGGGAGTATCGTGGACAAGTTAATCATACACCAGATAGCCTGGGATGAGCTATATAGAAGGATGCTGTTTGACTATAGTATTCCTTCCTTGGTAAATGATGTTGAGAGATTGATCGCCGCAGGGGTCGAGGTGGAGTGGATTGTCCATACGGATAATAACTCTAAGAAAGAATACGATAGGGTAAAGATAGATTATCGCAGTTTTAACGACACGATTCATTTCTTCAATAATACTATAGCGATAGCAACACAGGCGCAGAGACAGGGAGCTTATCTAGCATTGATATCTCCCGATAATATATTCGGAAAGAATAGTTTATACAATGCTTATATGTTAGCTAGGCATAAAGATACCTCAATAGCAATTGCTCACCCTAGAGCACTAGCAGAGGAATTTATGAAGAAGTTCCCACCCGGATTGACATATACGAATAGAGAGTTGGTATCTATAGTGATGAGCGAAGATTTAATGCACCCTGCCCTGCGTTTCGCCTTTGATGATTTGGACAGTAGTTTTACTAACCAGGGTATCTCAATCAGAAGGATGGGAAAGAATACCTATGGGGTAGTGCATACATTGCCTTCAGGCGTAATTTTTAAGTTTAATGAAAGTGATATAAAATATCTCACAGGAGGCTCCTGGGGGGAAATAGACAGGGGCCTTAATATAAAACTTTTTGCAGAAAAAAGGATTAAATTAGTAGGATGCAGTGACATGTGCTTTTTTATTGAATTGACTAGACCTACGCATAATTTTTCGTTCCTATACCCCAACCTCAAGAATAACGATAGGCATATGGACGAGAGGCAGAACATATTTAATAATACCATAGTAGTTTGGATAGGTAAATAGTGGATAAAATAAAAATAAACTGGTTCACGTCGCATGTAAATCCTACGGGTAATATACTAGGCTATGCTACGCACAATGCTATGCTTAAGAAATATTGCGAACCCTATTTTGAATTTGATTCTAACGCTGACCTTGTCTTTCAAATGGCTCCAGCTGACTACTTCCTGCCGTTTAAGGATAAGAAGAATATCCTTCTGACTATGTGGGAATTTGATGTTCTGCCAGCGGCGGCAATTAAGCGGTTAAAATACGTGGATACTCTTATCGTGCCGAGTTCCTATTGTCGCGATGTATTCAAGAAATACTATCACAAAAAGGTAGAGGTATGCTGGGAAGGTATCGAATCGGATATATTTTCTTATAAGGAACGTAAGTTCCCGGTAGGGAGTGAAAAGTTTAGGATACTCTGGATTGGAGCTCCTAATGCCAGAAAGGGATACCAGTTAGTCCAGCAATTGATTGCTGCTGTTGAACCGTTCAAGAACATTGAGGTATATGTCAAAACAACTATGGCGAAAGCTACTTGGAAAAGCGCTATAAAGTATTTTGTTAAAAACTGGAAAAGGATTTGTATCGAAAATAAGAAGTTTGTGGGATTTAAAAGGATGATGTTAAAGATACCTACTCCTGCCTTAAATAATAGTTGCAAGGCATACGGAGAACACAAGAATGTTATTTTTGATACCAGGAAACTACCGGTAGAGGAATTAGTGAAGCTGTATCATTCGGCTCATCTCTTCGTATTTCCTTCCCTGGGCGAAGGTTGGGGGTTGCCTCTATGTGAAGCGATGGCAACAGGGTGCCCATGCGTTGGAGTAGGGTACACCGGATGCAGCGACTTCTTTGACGATGATGTAGGTTATACCATTAAATATAGTACTATCCAGGATACCCTTAAGAATTATGATAATCTTATTATAGACATTAGGTTGCCTGATACGAAGGACTTTGTAGAGAAAGTGATTCATGCCTTCACTCATTATGACGAAGCTAAACGGAAGGCAAGCAGAGCAAGTGATAGAATACATACTAAGTTTACATGGGAACAATCGGCAAGAAGACTATATGAACTTATAAGGAGAGAATATGTTGATAAATGTTCAGGATATTAAAGATTTTTTGGGCATAACTGTTACTACCGATGACGATAAACTTCTTCCTTTGTGCCAGGCGGCTCAGGATGACGCGGGTGGTTACGTTGACTATCAGTTGGAAGGATCAACGTTCATAGAGATTTTGGACGGTGATGGGATAGATATTATTCAATTAAGGAATATACCTATCAAATCAATCACGAGCATCTACGATGATATCGATAGAACCTATGGCTCTGATACTTTGATTGATAGTGATGACTACGAGTTCAATTCCAAGGCAGGAATAGTGACTTTAATTGGCCTGATATTCGCTAAGTGGGTTAATAATATCAAGGCTACTTATCTGGCAGGTTACGGTTCAGGATATACCGCCTTGCCATATGATTTGAAACAGGCGCTTATATATCTGGCATCTAGCATGTATCTTGAGGGCAAGGCAGGGGTAAATGTTATGGAAGCGCAGGATATAGTTTACAGGCCCAGCTACCTCAAAAAAGAGGCGCATAAGATACTCGACGGATACCGCCGGCTAACCTTATGATAGAATTAACGATTAATAAAGAAGATATCAATAGAATTCAGGGATTACTGAAGGAGTTGGATCCTAAAAAACAGCAGGGGGCAGTCCATAAAGGCATGCTTAAGGCATCATCTACGGTACTGACGCAGTTGGTGGCAAATGTATCCGGCTTAATCCTCAAGCGTAGAACAGGTAACTTGGCAAAGAGTATGGGATGGAGGATTGATAAGGACGAGGATGGAAATTACGAAAGCATTATTGGGAGTGGCGCACCATTAAAAACTGCAAGAATGACTTATGCTAATATACACGAAACTGGCGGCGTGGTGACCCCCAAGAGTAGTCAATACCTTACTATTCCTTTACAGG